AGTATGGTTTACAACGGACGATAAATAATTAATACGATGAAAAAACTATTTATATTTTTAGCAGCATGTGTTATCTCAATAACCGGAGTGGCTCAATCTCTTTCAATGTGGAATAATTGGGGTATGGATACCGTGTGGGTCAGTGGGGAGGATAATGAATATCTTAATATTAAGATGTTACCAATTTTAGGTGGGCAAACATATCAAATATTTACTCCATTAGGAGGCGAACCGGTCCCTGAATTTACTTGGCTTTTATCACCACAGGGTAATGATTCATGGGATGGGCAAACATTATCTACTCCATTTAAAACATTAAATAAACTTGCTACTGTAATACAGGCAGGAGATACTGCATTACTTAGGGGAGGAACATATTATTTTAATGAACAGCAGGTATGGGATGATGTTGATGGCACAAGTTCTGATACAGTTAAGGTGTGGGGGTATCCTGGTGAAACACCTATATTCACAAAGTCCGGCTCATATACTCCACCAACGCCAGTTATATCAGCAAGACCTCTTATAGCATTTGTCAGTACTGTTTATAACTATTGGAGGGATATAGAAATCTCTGGTTATGAACAAGAAGCAGATGGAGATGGATGGAACGGAATCTATCTTAGAAGCGGTAATGATCATAACGTTTTTGAGAGAATTAATATACATGATGGTGGCGGTGGTATGTATGTATATAATTCTGGATTTAATACTTTCATTAATTGCGACTTCTATCGGAATGAAGATCCTTATACAACGAATGATTATGATAACGCAGATGGCATAGCTATTGCACAAAACACTGATGTAAATGATACAAACTGGGTATATGGTTGTCGTTTCTGGGGAAACAGTGATGATGGAATTGATTTTTTTAATAATGCAGGATTTGTCTTTGTGGATAATTGTTGGTCATTCCACAATGGATTTATAAGAGATACTTGGCTTGAGGGGGGCAATGGTATTGGATTCAAGCTTGGGTCAGGAGGTACTGGAACAGAAGCCGATACTATAAGACAGATACTTAATTGCATCTCATTTGGAAATAGAAGTTCAGGTTTTGGTGAAGAAGAAATTACAAGTACTGCATCTATATATAATAGCCTGGCAATTTATAATGCTACAGCAGGAACAGGATCATCTTGGGGGGCAGGTTTTGAATTTAATTCCAGCACTATTGGACATTGGATAAAAAACAATATTTCTTATGGAAACAATGATGACGTAGATGGCCCAACTAATCAAACAAATGTAGAATATAATGATTGGGATATCCCAGTAACTATTGATGATGATATTTGGGTATCCATTGACACAACATTATTTGATGATCCTAGGCTTACAGATGGAAGTTTACCATATGCTACGACATTATTCTATCCTGCAACTGGGGAGCCTATAATTGATGCAGGTATAGATATAGGGTTTCCTTTTAATGGATCAGCACCTGATCTTGGACCAAAGGAAAGTAATTACTAAAATATGGATCATGGTTCAGGTTCATAGATGTAGTAAGGAAGATAAAATTGATGCTATGGATAAATCAATTAAACATCTCGAATTAGAAATTTTTGAGGGAACAAATGGTGATTCGCTGAAGTCGGTAGTGAAACAAACCAAAAAAGCTGCTGAAGATATAGGATCGGATGTACGACAACTTCTAATATTCCAAACGGTAGTGGAAACAGAGCGGGAGATTAAACAACAAATACTGGATAAAAAAACAAAACGACAACAGTGGTTAATAGGGCTTCTTATTGGATCTTTATTAGCCTCGGCTAGTATTATAATTATGATGGTAACGGGTTAAAATAATGATATAAAGTAAATAACTTAACTTTGTAAGTGAGATCTCAATTATTAATTAAAAATTTTAATTATGAAAAAGTTAATTTTCTTATTTGCACTTGTTCTTTTTTCTGCAGTACTCTTTGCACAAGACAGTCTTGGTATTGAAGTGCCTGAAGACGTATGGGAAGTACTTGGTGATCCCAACCATTGGCTCGGATCCCTTGTCCTTATGGCTGGTGTAGTCGTTGTGCTTACACAGGGAGTTGTGAGGCTATGGGGTAGTGAATGGAAGAAGTGGGTTAAACAGGTGGTGAGTTGGGTCATTTCTATTGCAGTTGCCCTGGCATCAAACTATGTCCTAAATAAGGGCTTTTTGGCAGAAGAAACTTTTATTATGACTGCGTTGACAGGTGTTGGAATAGGACTTGTATCCAACGGTATCTTTGACGCTTCATTTGTAAAAGCCATACTGGAGTTTATAAGACTCAAGTTACCAAAGTAATAATTGTAATGGGGTACGTCTTCGGGCGTATCCCTAAACTTTTAAATCATGGAACAGATATTAACAGAATTTGATGAACTCATGAAGCTTGTAGATTGGCGATACATAATCATATTTGTATTACTGGCATCTACAGTTAAAAAAGCTTTTGGAACACTTCTTCAAAATGTTACTAAGTTTGAATGGTTGCCAGTATATACTGTTTTGATTATAGCTACAATTCTAGCAGTTCCATGGGCACTTCTTACCAACACTTCTTGGATGGAAATACTGATTAGCTATACAGTGGGTACTACATTTTATGAGATTATTCTGAAAAGAATACTTGATAAAATAGGTGTGAAATGAATAAAGTAATTGATGAAATTCGGAAGTGGATGACTCTAGGAGCATTCTGTGCCGCAGCAGTCGGATTCTATTTGAATTTAAATAAGTTAAATAGTATTGAGTCTGCTACAAAGCAGTTACAAGAATTTCAATACAACCAGGACAAGCTCAATGAACGCAGGAATATTGTAGATGCTTATGTATTTAAAACAATTATGGGAATTGAAATACCAGAAGATAATGAAGAAGATCCTTTATAAAATATTACCTTATGTATTTTGGTTTATTATGTTATCCTGGATAATAACTGCTCCAATAATATCAGATGATCCTCCAAAGAAAAAGAAGGTAGTTGAAAGGGATACTACTCGGATTAATATAAAGCAGATGCGACAATTAAATTCATCTACTGAACGGCAAATAAAGATGCTAGACTCTATCATAATGCAAATTGATACACTAAAGAAAAAGAAATGACCCCTGGAGTAAGTAAAATATGGCAATGGGTATCAATGGTTCTTATAGGATTTGCTGCAGGTATTATCGTTACTATAAAATATATTGCTGAACCTGGTCAGGAGTTTCACATTGAGTTTAAAAAGGTAAAGCAGAAGATTCGTGGTAGGGGGAATATAACAGACCATGATGTTACTGTTCCAATAGTTATAGATGGGAACACAAAGGATAAAAAAACATTGAGGCAGGAGCGTAGAGCTGCCCGTAAAGCAAAGAGAGATGACTCCAAAAGAAATAACCAGTGAACTAAGACTCACTATCAGGGCTCAGAAACTTTATGATGATGATAATCTGGATGATAGATTGCTGAAACATTGGGTTAATAATCAACGTGCTCTATGGATCCGTAATGAAGTGAATAAAAATCATTCTATAGATGATCAGATTATCCAAAAAGCATGTATTGAGATGGAGGTTGCTGATCGTAGTGACTGCCCTGTTCAGACTACCCAGTTTGATGTTCTCCGGTCTGTTCTTGAAATACCTAAGACTATAGAACTGCATCAAAGCGATGGCATCATCCGTGTAGGACCCGTAGATGGTCTTGCCAGGGATTATTCTTATATCCCGCTGGCACGGGCAAAGTTCGGTGGCAATGGAAGGTTTAATAAGACAATAATATTTGCTTACAGGTATCATAACCGTATGTATCTGCACTCTCAAAAGTCTTCAAACTATGCCAGGTATATTAAATATATAATGATCTATGGATTGTTTGAGGATCCAGCGGCTCTTTCACGGTTCACACACATTGATGGCAATGCATGTTATTCAGACAGTAATGACTATCCACTTAACAGTTGGATGTGGAGCTATATAAAATCACAAATTGTAAGGGCTGAATTTGATTTGCTTATTCAGGCACCCGTTGATAATATAAATGATTCCGATGATAAGACAGACCCACAACCGGCCCAGGCAAAGTAAATGGGGCATAACATTATTTGGGATGTATTGCCTGTATATGGCAAGACCAGGGAATATAAAGAAAGTTGATTATAAAACATATTCTTCGGTTATCAGGGAATTTAATAATAAACTCGCTGATACATTAATTTTAGATGCACGGGAATTTGTTCTGCCTTACAGACTTGGAAAGTTAAGAATCAAAAAATATAAACAAGAAATAAAAATTGATAAGAATGGTGAGATAGATAAAAAGAATATGCCTGTAAACTGGAAGAAAACGAATGATCTGTGGAGGAAATTATATCCTGATATGACAATGCAACAGATTAAGGATATACCAGGTAAGCAGAGGATCTTTCACTTGAACGAACATACCTCTGGGTACAGATGTTTTTTGTTCTGGGATCGTATCGGCTGTAATATTAAAAATAACAGGATATATTCAGTGATATTCACATTCTATAACAGACGTAAACTTGCAAGTATGTTACAAACCGATTGTAAAGTAAATTATTATGAGTGAAGCAGAAACTATTGGAACGGGCAAATCTGAGGATAAAGAAAAGTTTTCTTTTGCCAAAGAAGAAGATGGTGTTAAGCGAACCGTTAAAGGAGAAGAGGTAGAGAATGGCTGGATGGTTACCATTGAAAAAGAATGGGAAGAGAAGAATCCTGCCTCTGGACAATCTGAATGGAAATATAATACGTGGAAATATATTTCTGCCAGGGATCCGAGGGAAGTGCTCAAGGATGCAAAAGCTGGGAAACCAATTACTAATCCTAGTGATGCAACTGATATACTTAATAGTGTAGCAGCATCTCAGGGAATGTTAATCGTTTAAAATTATAGCCATGGTGTGGAATGGAAAATTCGTTTCTCTCGATAGGGTCATAGAGAAGGTTTATCGTGACGAGGAGTATGATCATGAACTTGACTGGGGAGATGCTCTTGAATGGGCAGGAGAGGCTATTGCTCTTATTGGAGCACCAGCGGTACACATAGATAAAATAACCAATACACATCCACTGACACCCAATGTAGAGGTAACTCAATACAGAGGGGAGTTACCCATTGATCTTGTGTATATACTACCAGGGGGCGTGAGGGATTATGATACTTCAGAGGTATATCGGTATGCCACTGATACTTTTGCTATAGCTCCGGGGACACAGGAGGTTAATGCTACTTCAGGAGTAAAGAATACTACCCGTGAGATTCATACTACAAATAATGATAAGACATATACCCTTAATGCAGGATATATATATGTCAACGAAGAAGAGGTTACCCTGGAGATTGCATATAAAGCTTTTATGATTGATGAAAATGGGTTTCCAATGATACCCGATAATGAACGTGTTATTAAATGTGTGGCTTCTTGTGTTACATATCATACCGACCATAGGCTTTGGAGAAAGAATAAAATAGCCAGGGATGTATATGAACATTCAGAGAGGGAGTATCAATTTTATATCGCCAGTGCATCCAATGCATTAAGGACACCTCATCCGGATAAAAAAGAATCATGGACAAAGGCATGGGTGCGTCTTAACCCAGTATTAAACTCACATATGAGCTCATATAAATTCTCAGGTAATCAAGAAGATTTAAACATAGGAAGCGGAGATAGAGGTGGAACGATTCGTTAATACATATTCCGATGGCATGGACCAGGATTCAAGCTTGAATAAGTTTGATCCCAAACATTATTTTGAGGCATGGAACCTTTCCCCTCTCACTGATGATGGCCTTGCCAATGGTGCCATGAATAGTATTAAGAGTACCCTTGAACAACCTAATGGTACTATTGTTGATGCCGGTTATTATATTATAGGTCACTGTGTAGTTCGTGATTATCTTATTATTTTTTCCACTCCATGTACTGACGAGGATCCTGGTGGTGTGGATCCTGCATCTTTAGGCGCAATAACTACATTAGATCTTTCAGATCCTGATCTTACTGCTGTTGTCAACCGATACAAGGCAGCACTTAACTTTTCTACAGCGCATCCTATATTTAATGAGACAGTAGGACGTTATGAAAGAGCAGGTTTTGTTAAGGTGTGGTGGACGGATAATTTCAATGTACTCAGGGGAATGAATGTCATGGATCCCCCAGATGATATCTCTGATTTAGAAATCGTTGGTGATGTTGATATGTCTGAACCAATTATTGGTTCAATAGGTAATGGAAGTATTGATGTAGGTATGATTCAATATGCTTATCAACTTTATAATCTTGGTGGATCAGAGACTATTTTCTCTCCGGTATCTCCGCTTTATAACCTAACTACTGAGAGTTATTTTGAGACAAATACAGCTGGGTTTAAAGGAAGTAACTCCAGAGATGATCAGGATGCAGCTATAAATAGTGGTAAATCTATTACATTATCTATTTCCAATCTTGATACAGATTATGATAGAATACGTGTAGTAGCTATTCATTATGATAGGGTTGATGCTACTCCAGTAATAAGTATAGTAACGGAAAGAACATTCACATCATCAATTACAGTACTGGATCCTGGAACATATGTTTTTGGTGGTATCAGTTTAGAAGAATTCCGAACTCTTGGAGGAGAAGTATTCATATGTAAGACTATTGAAGAAAAAGATAACATGCTTTTTGCCGGTAATATATCTTACCAAAAGTTTGATTTTGATTGGGATGCCAGGGCATATAGATTTAATAGTGGAAGGAATGGAGAAATAAGGAACAAGTCCTGGAATGACACAACTTTACAATTTTCAGGTACATGGCCCGATATCACTATAATTAATCCAGCTACAGGTCAGGCTATATCGGAATCACATGATGCAATATGTAGATATAATGCATTTTATGATGGGCCCAGTTCTACATGGTCTATCCCTGAAGCAGCACCATATGATGGTTTTGATAGTAATCGCTATATATTCCAAACAGATGGAACTACTATTGGCGGTGAAGGTGAAAATGTTAAATATGAATTTATAACATCTGCTATGGCATTGGCAAACAGGGAAACTACCCAACCTCATAGAGCTGTGGCTTCTTCTAATAGTAACATTGGCTCATATAGTAATTATGCTAATCCATATCATGTTGGTAATCGGATTGGTAATAAGCGTGATGAAATATACCGTTATGCTTTAATTGCCACAGACGATAAAGGCAGAGATGGTTATGCCAAATGGATAGCTGATATACGAATGCCAATATCATTAGGCGGAGATAGTCTTGCAATCGCTAATCATTACGATAATACTATATACGGCAGACCATTGGGTATAAAATTTACTGTCGATACATCTAGTTTTCCACCAAATATATCTGGCTTTAGAATAGTCAGGGTTAAGCGTGAGCAACAGGATAAGACTATATTATTTTCAGGATTGCTATCAGCTACCAAGTCAAATACAATCGATGGTGAATCTCTTAAAGGACCTCAATTAATACCACGTTATAAACTTAATTTCGCTACTGATAATGAATGCTCATGGACACCTTTTCAGCAATTGTGTGAAATAATATCACCTGAAGTTAATATGTATAAAAATCAAAATCATCAGGTAGACGATTATATAAAGGTTTCTGGTGTATTAAGTGAGAGAGTTTTTCATTCTCGTTATAATGGTACTGTTAGTGAATATGGTACAGATGTTGATACGCATAATCTTCAACTGAATAATCCGTCAACTTTTGGTGGTGAGATGTATGTACGTTATGATAGATGTTATGGAGTAAATCAGAATTATAGAACAGAAGTAGAAGAAGGTGCTATTCAGGGTCCTGTTCATTATGTTGATGCTACTGCTAATGTCAATGCTGAACTTGGTAACTATTCACATTATGCTTGTGCCAGAGATGATGGATCCGGGAATAAGTCTGAATCAGGGACAAGATTTGTTATTGGGGTAGGTTTATATCCGTTAAGTCAGTCGAAACTTGCATCTGATAATTGGAGTGTATATGTAGTTGATTACAAGAGAAATAATATAACAAGTATATATGGTGGATTAGGCTATGCGGAAAGGCAGGGCAATGAATATATAGCATGTGGTAAATTTGTTCCTAGAAGTAGTTTTGCTGAAGTTATTAACCCTGCAAATACTGATGGTACTGAATCAGATGTATATGGTGGAGATACATACATAACTATGTTTGGTCATCGATTTAGTATGTTTGATATAAACGATTATGATTTGGATGATGTATCTGATATTCCAGTCAATGAACCTTTTGCCTGTCATGTAACATTTCCTGTTGAAACAACTGTTAATACTGAATATTCTCATGGTCCAAAAGCTAATGATCTTTCTGCCCTTCAACAAGATCTTGGTTTTTTAAATGAAAAGGCTGGTAGTTATATTTATAATTATACTGAGGAAAGATATTATGAGCAGGCTGAAGATATGTATTTATATAATTCTGTTTATTCACAACAGAATACTGCGAAAGTATTTCTTCCTAAACCAGCTGATTTAGAGGAAGTATCGGAATATGATAATCTGATACTTCATTCCAATGTAAAATCAAATAACGAACAGACAGATAGTTATTTTAAGTTCCTGTCAGATAATGCCATTGAAGTTGATACAGGTTTTGGACCTATCATTAAACTGATGCGGTTCAAGAACTATATGATATTCTTTCAGAACAATGGTGTAGGGACTATTTCTGTTAATGAACGCCAACTTGTACCTGTGGAAAACAATGCAGCCCTGGAGCTTGGTAGCAGTGGTGTACTTGATCGCTATGATATGATAGCTACTGGAGTGGGAGCACAAACGCCTGAGTCAATAATACAGACAGAGAATGCTTTTTATTGGATAGATATGTATAAAAAGACTATGTATAGGTATAGCGGCAAGAGCGAAGATATAACCATGGCCAAAGGTATGATGTCCTTTATGCAGAACCTTCCGGATGTTGTTGGCAATAGAGTGGGTAAGGATACGTCTTTTGTGATGCTTGGTCAGATGAGTAAATACAAACAAATATTTCTTTCTGTTTACGACAATGATGATAAGCCGAATAGTTATATGTTAGTGTATAATGAACTTACTGATGCATTTACACATCTTTTCAGAGCCGATGTTTCTTATATGATCTCCTCTTATAAGAGGATGTTTACCTATAAAGATTACTTTACATGTTACGAGATGTATGAGGGAACTAATTATGGTAATTTCCATGGCAGTTATGTTGATGGAAGTATCTCATATATTATTAATCCTAATTCAAATATTGTAAACACATATCATAATTGGGAGATATCATCTGAAGTATATGATAGCCTTGGGGCTAATCAAGTTGATAGAACCATGGATACTGTTAGGGTAAGAAATGATTACCAGGATACAGGAGTAGTTACACTTACACCCGGAACCAATATGCGCCGGCTGATCCGTACCTGGACAATGCATATACCAAGGGATAGTAGTGCAAGGATCCGTGATTCTTATATACGTGCTGACTTTACTTTCTCTCATTCTAATCAGGAAAGAATAGTAATGCATGATCTTATTACAACATACGATGTACCGGCTGAAATGATTTTAAAATAATGCCTAAGAAAAGAACATATAATATTCCAGGAGTTACTGTATATGGTCGCGGTAAAAAGAAAGTTGCAGATACTAAATATAAACGTGACAAGGTTAAGTATGATTCTTTACTTGATCAATACGATACAGATCTTGGTGCTTACAATGAGGCAATGGGGCCATATTCTGATAGTCTTTTTCTACATAATAGATCGATTGATTATGGCCGGAGTTTGGCTGATAATGCTGCAACTGGAATATATAATGAACATGAACAATCAAGAAATCCGGATACTGGTTTGGACTCATGGGGGAATACAGCAGAAGAGAATAGGGCCCGCCTTGAAGAAGATAAAGAATATTATAGGAAGGCTCTTGTTAGCCCACAAAAAACAGGAAAAGATCCAAGATTTGGAACTGTTTTTAATGTATTAAATAAAAAAAATGAGGGTGATTATCATACTAATTATAAAAATTATGTTGACAAAAATCTATGGGATGATCAAGAACAAGAAGTTAGATTTTATGAGAAACAATTAAATGATCCTAATAATAAAGGAAAAGAAAGAATCCCAATTTCTGGGATGGGTTATGCCACGAGATATGATTTGAATAAGTATCTGAAGTTAGTTAAAACAATGAAACCGCATAAGAATATAGACCCAACCGGTTTACTTGTTAATGAAGAACTTCCTTCTATACCTATGTATGATAAACCAACGAACAGACCAGTAAAGCCAATAAAACCAACAGCTCCCAATCAACCTGTATATGATGATAGCTATGAAAATCTTTCAGTACAAGGACTGTGGCCATCAGATGTAGCAAATGCAAGAGACAGAGGGGAGAGTTATGAAGATGTTCAGATAGGTTACAGGAATAAGTTCAAGCAAAATCCATTTACATACGGTGAGGCTCAGAAATTTCCTGAAGAAATACAGAATAAAATCGGAATACCTGCAGTAAGAGATAGAATAAATAAACGAGGAGGAGGAACCATGGCACATAAGAGAACCTATAAAAATGAAATTGATTATGATATGCTGTGGCCAGACTATGATAGTTATGGTTCTGGTGGCTGGTTAAGCGAGAATTTAGGAAATATAGCCAGTACTGTCGGTGGTGGTATATTGACTGCTACAGGACTTGGTTCAGGCATTGGCATACCAATGATGGCTAAAGGTGCTATGGGAATGATTGGATCAGCTATGGGAGGACAGAATGAAGAAGAAATGTTACCAGAATATCAAGGACAGAAACAGGGACTTTATAACCAGGGTAATATTGCTCCGATGAGATGTGGTGGTAGAATAAAAAAACACAGAGGTGGTGGAGGTGCTATAAGAGGTGGTGGTTATGCAGAACAGGAAGATATGTTAACAGAATACAGTGGGCCCCTGCATGATTCAACTCAGGGAGGCATACCTCTTGGCGAACATACAATGGTAGAGGGAGGAGAGAATAGAACAAAGGATATCATTCATTCTGATCTACCCATTACAAAAGATATAGTCCGTGAGTTTGGTAAAGGCTATGGTGGATCCGTACCTATAACTATGGGCGATGCAAAGATGAAAAGATCAGTTGCCGATAAGATAAGAATAGAAGATCGTGCCTTTGATAAATATTATGGTGACCGGTGGAATGAAGCATCCAGGAAGATGATGCATATACCTTTTGAACAGATGTCTGATATGCTTGGTATGCGTAGGGAATCAGAATACAATGATTATAATGAATATCAGGGTGGTGGAGAGATAACTTCTAACCAGGCAAGGGAGATAGGTCGTAGTGGATATAAGGAGTTTCCTACAGAGGATGTGGGTGAGATAGCAAACTATCTTGGCAACAAAGAATATGGTCCCTACAGTCATCTGCAATTTGATTCTCCTAATTCAGGAGTGTATCAGGATCTGGATAGGATTTCAAAGACAGGAGATAAAGCAGGACTCGATAAGTATATTACTGAACTACAAGAACCACTGTCCAATGCTCCTGTATATTACAATGACCTTTTAGAACAGCGTTCATTTTCAAAAAGACCCAATACTAAAATGTTAAAGAAAAAACAAGGTGGAGGAAAGCTTAGGCAGCTGGCCGATCTTTATAAAGAAAGAATAATACTTCCGGCAGGCCGTGGTATCCGTGCGGGTGCTGAAGAAATTGCTGGTGGTATCAGGGATATTGGTTATGATATTAGAGAACAGTTTCCTGCGCTTGACAGATCGAGTGTATATCCTGGAATGCCTACTCCAGAAGACGAATTAAGATATACTGGCAGGGTTAGCCCTAAACTCAATCCTGTTTATCCAGGTAAAAAATCCGGAGCGAAAAAAGGTAAAGGTCGTACCATGGAAGCCATTATTGGAGCAAAGCAGGGTGGTGGGCGTGCTTCATTTAAAAGTAGGGTTACAGATCCTCTATTCGGGGGGAATCCAAATCCTAATTATGGAGCTCTGTCTACCAGGTATAGTAATACCCAACCAGGGAGAGCTAGTTTTGATATGCCAGAAACTGATTCTGGTCCTTATCCAACAAACTTTATCAATAGTCCATATGGAAATATCTCAGATGGTTTTATGGCCAATCCTAACATGGGTACACCTGAACTAGATAATCAGAATTTACCAGTTGAAAGTGCTTTGAGTGCTCCATCAGCAGCTGCAGCAAGACCTGGTACAGTATCAAATGAAGTCTCTCCAGGTTCTATGCCGCAGGCGCGTGGACTATCTCCTTTACTTACATCAGATGTTGCAGGTATTGGAACCGGTGAGTTTGGATCTCCAGGTGATTTTCAATTAGATGATATGTATGGTGGAGATAACTACGGTGTTACAGATGATCAGCAAGAATATAATCCTTACTTATCAAATGTTAATATGGATAGTGCCACATTAAATACAAGCGGAGGCGGTAACGACCAGAGTGGTAACAGATCTGGAAATGTCCTTGGATATGCTCCTTTAATTGGAGAGGCATTGAATATTGGAAGGACAATGATGATGAAGAATAAACGTAAGCCGATTAAATATCCAAGGGTTCCTTATAAACCTTATAATCCAAAGACAGTAAGTCCAACGGAGGCGCTTAGTGAAAGCAATAGAGGATTTCGTTCTACTATGGGACAACTTAAGGCTCTTAATCCCCGTGCATTTTTAAATAGAGCAACACAGATGTCTACAGCAGCAGGTCGGCAGGGTGCCGGTATACGCCAACAGTATGATAATATCAATGCCCAGACAAGAGATAGAGCTGATATGACTAATACAAGAAATAAACTTTATGCTGATATGCGTAATGCCGAGATAGGTAGGATGGAACAGATAGATACACAGAAGGATGAGGCCATGCTTGACAGTGCAAGTGGAATGCATATCTCTAATCTCTTTACTCAGGCCGGCCAGGTAGGTAGAGATATGAGATTAGAAGATGCTGATGAAAGAAAAAATGAGAGGTGGTTTAATCATTTAGCTGAAATGAGAAAATTGCATACCTAATTGATATGATGTATTATTTTAAATATTGTAATCATGCCTAACAGATTTTACCGTCCATCACCGACACAGTATACTTCTCAGTTTGTAGCTGAACAGTATCCTTATGATGCTATGCTTGCTCTTGAAGAAAAGAAAATAGGTAGAGCAGATGCTGCTATGAGTCAACTTGGAGAGATGGATGTACAGTTTGGTTCGCTTACGGGAGGTCCTGGTACGCAGGATATGGCTAGGAATATAGCAGAGAAATATAAAGGTAAGGTAGGAGAATTCCTTGATAAAAAGAGAGATATTTGGTCTACCCAAACAATACGAGATCTCTCAGCACTTAGAGCATCTTATACAAGTGATCCTGATGTAAAGGCTGTACTGCAAGATCAGACAAAAGGATTGGCGCAGCTTATGCAGATACAGGCATCACGTAAAGGACCTCTGGATATTGATCCTAATATGGATCCTGAGACTGGTCAAGTTCGTCAATTACAGAGTGGGCAACCATGGAGACCATATCAGCAATTAAATTATGAAATAGATTGGAGAAAGGCTGCTACGGATATCCTTCAAACTGTTGATCCAAGACAGACAAGTGTAAGATATGGAGATGCGATGGAAATTGATGGAGTTCGTGTTCCTGGATTTTCTCAGGGCACAAAATCTGTTCTTGGAGAAGAAGAATTTGAGCCTACTGTTAACATATTAACTGATACTATTCTTGAAGGCAAAGAAGGATGGACTGATTGGTATATGAGAGAGGCTCGTAATAGACTTGGACATGATCCTACCAGAAAAGAGATTTACCAGGACATGAAAGGTCTTTCTGCTTCTCTATATGATGAAGATGATAATATACGGTTCCAACAAATATCCGGTCTTAGTTCTAGTTCAAAGAAATCTCCTCCACTTACCACTCCGCCTGGTCCGGGAACTCCATTGCCGGCAACAAGTCTTGGTCAGATGTCTAATGCCGTTAAAGAAGGTGTCGGAGAAGGATTGCATGTAAATAAAAGAGGAGATGTAAAAGCTAAGGCACTCATACGTACAAATCTAGTTAATAATCCTTTATTATGGGTAGTAAATCCGGTGCATGGTGCTGCAGCGATGGGTTATAAAGGTATCGTCAATAAACATGGACAGGCTGCTGTAGACAAAGCTGTGAAAGAAAACCCATCAAGTCTTGGTAGTATGTTTATACGGACAATGCAAGCTCTTGAAGATTTAAGTATTGGAACACGGGTGAATCCAAAAACGTCCGAGGTTATAGATCAGATGACCCGTGTATCTCCTGAATTTTATGAGAGCAAGGGTCTTGGTGATATTGATCCGTATAAATTACAGGATATGCCCAAGAGAGAAAGAAAAGAAGTTTTAAATGCAACAGAAGAATTGATATCAACTATAAATCAGAGAGCTGTAGAACCACAGATGCATGATTTCAGTGGTGATCCTGAAGAAAATGTAGCTTATCTTGCTGATTTGAATGAACAGTTCGGATTTACAACTAAAGGGCAGCTTTCTCAAAAAAGTAAATCAGTCGCATCTCTTGAGGCTGTAATGAAAAAACTCAATATAGAAAATCTAATGGTATATGGTTCTCCGAGAGAACACAGGGTAAGTGTTGAACAACTGTTCGGTGATAAAACATCTGGGATTAATATTATAGGTAAGTTATCTCCTGATAATCTTTATCATCCAAATGCAGTCGTCTTACAGGGTGTCGAAGAAGATGGGCAAAAAGTAACCGGACAATATATTATGCCATGGATATCAGGTGGAGAATCAGCATATGGTGTAGATGAAAGTAATTATCAAAGACATTTTGTACGAAAACTTGTTACAGAAACACCATTTATGAATCATGTAACACCCATTGACTATAACGATTGGGAGAATCTTGAAGTGCATGGAGATGTAAAGACTCCCGAAGATAAAATGAATCATCTTGAAAATAAAGCAGACAGAGAAAAAGTACCATATGTTCACTGGTATTGGGATAAAGAAGATAAATTATTCCATGCAGATCTAACTTCGTTTGGATATAACCGTAAAACCGGACAAACAGATAAGCATAAGGATAAATCAATTACTGGAAGAACACAGAGAGAGGTATACGATAATTATATTAGGGAGTTAAGTGGTGCCATTGGTAAAGTTGCCAGTAGAGAAATGATGGAAAGTTATGTTCCCGGAGAAGGATTCCCGGAAGATATACTTAAAGACCTTACTCCTTATGATTGGGCTGCGATATTTGAAGAATGATATAAATAGTTATGAGGGGATACAAAGTAAGGGGATTAAATCCTTCAGCTCTTGATACGGCTCAATTTGATGAGTCTAATTATGAACCATATAGTTATACTGTAAGGGGTCATCAGCCGCCAAAGTATGAAGAGATTAAAAGGAATGTACTTCTATCCAGCAGGTATGATAAAAATCTCTCTCCTTATGAAGTCCAGGAATACAATCGCGCACAGAATCAGGGATGGTTAAATAAAGTTGGCAGCGGTCTCATTAGCCGTGGATCATCTATCGTTCCAAAAATTGGTCAGGGTATAGGGCATGTTGGTGGATTTGTTTATGAAGCTGCCAATGCCTATGCAAGCGCAAAAACTGGTGATATTCAATCAGCAATGGATATTTCTGGCATATGGGATAATTTTGTCGTTGATATAATGTCCAAGGCTGATGATAAATTGCGTGAAGAATTGCCTGTTTTTGGTAGTGAAAAATATTATGAAGGTAATATCCTTCAGCAAATGGGTACAACCAAATTCTGGGCTGATGATTTCTTTGATGCTATTGCCTTTGCTGCATCAGCATATGCTCCTGGTGCGCTCGCAGGAGCTGCTGGAAAAGCATTAGGTTTAGCTGGCAATTCATTGAAAGCTTTTCAACTTGGATCCTCTACCATATATAATACTATCTCTGAATCAGGATTTGAGGCTCATGACTTTGGTAAGCAAGCCCGCGAACAGTACTCAAGAGAAAAGTTTGGACTTCCTTTTGAAGAATTAAATGATGAGCAGCAGTTTGAAACGAAACTTAAAATTGCTCCAAAGCAGGCTACTACTTTTATGGCCAATGCAGCAATACTTGGTATACCTAATTATATTCAAAGTAAGTTTTTCCATGGAGGATTCTCACAGAATGCACAGAAATTGAGGCGTGCAGTTACTGCTGGGGAAATATCATTAGCAGATGTAAACGTTTTCCGTAGTGCTCAAAAGAGTTTATTTGGAGGTATAGCATCAGAAGGTTTGTGGGAGGAAGGTATGCAGAATGCTGTTCAGCGTTACCAACAAAGGAGTGTTGATGGTAAAGCTTATGAAGGGTTTTATAAGGGCGTTGCTAATGAATGGCTGGATGGATTTTATACCACTGAAGGACAAAAGGGAATGATCCTTGGTGCTCTTATTGGTGGTCCCATGGGATTTCGTTCAGGATATCTTGAGTCTATGGGATTACGCAAAGGGATAACAGAGGTTGAGCAGTTCCTTGAAAATCGCATGTCAGCACTTGATCATTATGATAAAATCTTTGCTGATCCAATAAAGAAACTCTATAAAACAAATAATGTTCAGAAGACAAGGATTATAGACGGAGAAGAAACGGCAGTAAAGGAAGAGTCCTATGTTGACAAGGATGGAAATATGGAGATCGATCCTCTTGCCGCAAATAAACTTCTCTTTCGTACTCTCTATGATAAGTTTCTTTATGATGAAGCCATGGTTGCCAATCTCGAAGGGGACGAGGCACACCTAAAGATGGTCAATGATGAGGCCCTGGCCCGTAGATTCTTTGCATATGCTACTCTCCATACACCTTCAGGGGAACCTGTGTTTGAAGATGTCGATGAGGCAATAGCTGCACTTAAGGAAAGAGAGTTGCAGTTTCCTGAAGACTTTGCCCCGGAAGGACTAAAGAAAAAAAATACTGAAACTGAACTTACCAAACTGAAAGAGATTTATGAAAAAGTAGAGAACGATCTGTTAAGTATCAAAGACTTCGAGAAGGATGACATGCGTAAAGGTTTTAAGAATGTTGTTCGTAAAACACTCTTTGGAGAAACAGTTAAACTTGAGTCCTTGAAGAGTATGAGGGGTCTTGTTAAAAATGAGAAGGCTATAGAGGAGCTGGATATTCTTATTGGGGATTCACAAAGTCTTATCAATGATCTGTCAAAAGAAACTACCAGGGATAAGTTGTTTGAACAGTATAAGAAAGAAGTCTTTTACCTCAATGACCAACAACAGAAATTACGTGAGCTTGAATCAGCAGAGACCAGGGATGAGGAGGCTATCAAAGATGTGCAATTTGATATAGAAGAGAACAAGTATATCCAGGGTAAATATTACCCAAATTTTTCATTTGCTTATGACGTTGCTCCAGATAAGTTGATTGGTGACCTTGGTGCCAGGAACCAGTATTATTTTAATATTGGTATGGATGCCATGGTGGATGCTACTGTTGATAGTATGCTTGAGGATGTAGAAAAAGGAGAAGGTAATATAGCAGATGTTCTTAATTATATAACAGATACTCGCCAGGGTAGATCAAGGATCCGTAAAGAGGATGTTGATAAAGTCCAGGCATCGTTGATAAGTGAAGGAGAAAGAGTAACACAACTTATAGATCAGGCTGCAGAATCGCAAGAATATCTTGATGCTAACCCAGAAATTATCCCTGTGTTAAAGGATGGTTTTCCGGAAGATACGCCAAATCCTAATTACAATCCTGAAGAGACCCAACTGCATCAAGAAGTGGTAGATGAGGCGAAACTTAGGGCAAGCCAATTAGATGCTGCCAATAGTAAATATGATGAGCTGGTAGCTACTGTTGAGCCCAAGACAGAAAGAAAACGATTCAGTGGCCGGCAGGAAGAGGAGAGGTTCTTCCGTAGGAAATTTGGAGACAAAGCCGTTAAAGCCTCTAAAGGTATCAGTGATGCTTATAATGCTAATGAGAATGCATACTCTTCTATCGCTGATGTACGTGGTGTCATTAAACAACTAAAGGAAATCAAGCGTGCCTATGGTAAGGATCCACGTAAGCAATTACTGGAGACAAAAGAGTTCAAAGGATTTATGGATTCTGTTAACCAGGCCCTAGAGGATCTTAAAGCGATAGAGAAGAAGGTTGAGGAGAACTTTGCTAACAGGGCTGCCAAAGACCAGCGTAGTAAAGAGAATAATGATAGCGCCACATTTTTATCCATAGGTGTACGGGTAGATAAACAATCAAAGACGTTTACCATAGCTGATCCGGATATCTATAACTCTATACTTAATGCTGTTGGAAAGACATTCTTTAATAAAGTAATGGGTGATGCTAAAAAATCTGAGCGTCCCTTTGATGGTATATATGCAGAGAAGATCATAGATAAAATCAAAGAGCAAAAGAAAACGAAGGATGTTCTTGCTGTAATAAAAGGAACCGAAGAAAATAAAGGAAAACGTACTGCGGCCATTGATGAACAGATAACACGTATTAAGCAAACAAAATTTTACAAAGAACGTAGTGAATCTATTCATTGGCCATTTAAAAGTTATCGTCAGAATCCATTCAAGTTATTTGATCTTTTGATACATCAGATAGCTCCACCATTTATAAAAACTGGAGACCAAGTTGTTCCCTTGGATACTTACCGCAAGGATAAAGATGCTATAGCTCTCTATGATGCTATACGCAGTGGTGCTCCTATAGGATATGAAGGTATAGAACGTGATGATCTGTTGAGTATACTTGAACAACAGATAAATGTACAGTCTATTATCCGCCTTCAGGATAACCTTGAATCATCCAACAGGCTGATCGATCAGATAGAGACAGAGATAGCTATTATTAAGAACAAGAAACAGGCACCTTCTAATCAACAGATAATATCAGTACGCCAGGGAGTGATGGTATTGGGTAAGAAGTTCACAGATGCTAAGAAGAAGTATGGGACCTGGCTTTATTTGAAAGGATTATCTGGCACTGGTAAGACTAGCTTTTTTTCACGGTGGTTGACAGGTTCTCTGGGTCTTAAACGCAATGAGTATATTGCTGTAGCGCATCATCCTAAAGCAATGGATAAACTGCAAAAGAGTATTATGCCTGAAAAACCGGCTATCCTTGCTACTGCATTTACAAAAAATGACATTGATGATAATGTAAGATTAGTTGTTCTTGATGAGGTAGGTCGCCTGTCAGCCTCAGAACTTGGTCATGTAGCTGATGTTGTTATGGCAGTAAATCAGGGTCGTGATAAGCCTGTCTATTTAATGGCTATTGGTGATCCTACTCAGATAAGCGATAGGGATGCGCTTAGACCCGTAATTGCAGATCCAGGCGAAAGTAAATCAAGGATACAGGAATTGGATCCTCTTACCTCCATCTTTCGTACTAGCAGTAGTGCAATTTTATTTGTTACAGATGTTTTCCAGGATAATTTTAAACCTGTAACAACTCTTGTTACTAAGGCTACAGATATTATAGGCAAGCCTGCTGATGGTGTTCATGTAAGTTCAATATCCGAGGATCTGAAAAAACAATTAGATGTACACCGTGATAATAATCGCAGTAAAATTATTATTGTTACTAATGAAGTTGCTCAAAAGAGATATGAAGAAGAATATGGTACTATTGCTGAAGTTCTTATGTGGCATGAGATATCTGGTATTGAATACGATGAGGTATATATTGATATAGATCCAAAAACCTTTGAATTTGTTAAGAAATATAATGAGGCTGCTTATACTGCTGTTGGTCGTGCTAAACAATATGTTTTCTTTAGGGATTACACTGGTAATTTTGAATACTCTGTCTCTGATGATATGAAGATAGAGGAGAGTGAGGAGGATATTGATGCCAGGATGCTTGCCCAATACAATGAGAGACTTGAGTTTGAGTCGGATGTTCTTAAAGATATGATGCCCAAGGCTAAGGCCAGAACTTTTGAGACACGCAGTATAACCAAACAGGATGTTGAAGATCTACAGGAACCACAGGTAGAGAGTAGGGAAGACTATACTGATGAACCAGAAACACCCGTGCAGTCTCCGGAAGATGCAGGGGAATGGCTGGATATAAAACTCGATGAGATAGAGAACCATGATCCACAGTATACCAGCCATGGTCCCATAACTCATTATGGTATTAGTGGAGAACTACGTGATTCTCGTGTAAAGGTAGGATCCAAAGTTAAATATATTAAGGTACGTAATGAGGAGAAAGATCGCTATGAGATCCATGCCGTAGGGCAGGAGCTTCACAATGATGGTACTCCAGTGAAAGGAAATGTATGGCATCGTATTGCTGTCCTTGGTGAGGAAGAACTTCATAACACATCTCTGGGACAATACCTTTCCCGCCTGAGTGATGAAGCTACTGACTCAGATGGTCGTCACCTGTCTACAGGTCTTAGCCGTGGAACAGTAGGTAAATTTACTACCGAAGAAGAGGGTCCCTTTATCCTGGCTACAGGAACAGTTACTAAAGCACGGCCACTTCAGTATGATTATAACCCTGCGTTTGAGGATAAAGGGTTGGGTATGCTTGAGCGCCTTATGGATAAGGTTAATAAAGCATTCTCATACAGACAGAAAGAGAATCTCTCATATACTGTAAAGATATACAAGAATGGTGACCTCTTACCTAACAATGTTCTTGTACAGAATAGTAAGATTAAAGCCGGTGTACCCTATCTTGAGATTGAGCGTAAGACTACTAAGGATGGTAAGGAGAAGACATCTAAGTTCCAGTGGGTACGACTCAATCCAAGAAAGTTAAGACAGAATGATAAAGACATAGGCAATCTACAGGAGTTTCTGGATGCTATAAAGGTTATCGAAAAAGAGGTAGGTATAGTCTATGGTACTCCGGAGGTCAATGAACTTCTGCGCCGATTTAAAAGAAACTATACTGTTCAGGAGAACGAAATTGTCCCCAGAAAACCTTCATATACCTGGGATCAGTTCAAGAAAGATCGTGAACAAGGATACCTGGTAGAACTTACCGAGGATAAATTTAATAGTCTCTCCAAGCTGGTTGATCCTATTATCCGTCTTTACTATGGTCCTTCTGATGATGTAGAACAGAGGTTTACCACGGAAGAGGAGATGTGGGGTGCTGTTGGTGTAGAGAATAAGGATAATCCTGATGAGATATATGAATTTGTAGAGCTACCTGGTCGTGGTGAAGGTCGTGTTAAAATTGTTGATCGTAAAGATGATCAGAAATTTACCTATCTGCATGGTCCGGGCCTCAAGGAATTACATGGTCAGGCACAGACTACACTAGACTACCTTGCCAGGGCCAATGGATCTGTTGCTGGATATAATTTCCGTACCAGGCGTGTATGGAGAAAAGGAGGAAAGGGTAAAAGGAATTTTTATTATACCGGTGCCAAAAGCTTGCTTGCCAGTGAGACAACTCTGGGTAAATACTTTGATGAGATAAAGGGGATCCTTGATCAGGTTACCGAAGATTTTGAAAAAGAAGGAGAAGAGTTTCATTATAGTGCTTTACTAAAAGATAAAGACAACCATTACCTTACCGATGATGCTAACATGAAAGTCATAGAGGATTTTCTTGTAAGGGCTGGGTATTTATCTCAGGTAGACATTGATCAGATGCGGGTAGAGCATACTACTCCAGTCATTAATACAGCAGAACTGGAAGCTGTCCTTGGATTTGACAAGGAAGGTAATCATCCTTCACTTTATAAACCACTCGATTATAAAGAGTTTAATGATCTTGGTGAGGATGTTAATGGTAACCGGCAGCAGCTGGATGATTTACTTGTGAATAATCTTAAGGAGATCCTGCCTACAAAAATCAATATCAAACTTGATATAGCAAGGGAAGAACGTAAAGAGGGTGTATATACCAAGGCGAAAAAAACAGTTAAGTCTGCAGAGGATAAGCTTAGGGATATCCGCAAGCGTAGACTTACCGGGGCCCCAATGGAGGAGCTTGGTAAGAAGATAACCCAGGAAGAAGCTCGCAGGCTTGCACAGGAGATTATGCCTGATATTAAAGAAGAGGAACTGAAATTTGTTACCCGTTCTCAGATGATGCTTATAGCTGGACAGATGGATGCAGGTCATTATCTTAATGGTATCTTATATATACAGCGTAATGAAGATGACACAGTACATAAAAATGTCATCAGGCATGAGGTATTCCACAAGGTTTTTAATGAGTTTCTTACACCAGTAGAACAGCGCAGACTGACAAATGCTTTCAGGAAAGAATTCCCTGAGTTTAAAGACAAGGACTTTTATGAGATCGAGGAAGCCCTGGCAAAGAACTATCAGCTATGGAAGGATGAGAAACTTAAGGTCAAGGACGGTATCCTTTTAAAGTTCTACAACTGGCTCTCCAGGGTATTCGGATTTGTTAATGGGAATGTAGACAACATCAAAAGATTCTACAAAACCGTTGAATCAGGCTATTTTACTGATGTTAAAGGCTCTGCCATTGGCATACGCCGTGGTATGAAGGAGATAAACCGTAAATATGGGGACTCTACGATCTTAAACTACCGTCAGTCCTTGAAAGTGTACATGGATGCAAGGAGTATTATTAAAGGAACCTTTGCTACTCTTCTTCAGGAAGGGTTTAGCGGTTATCCTGTATCACGGAGAGAACTTAAAAGTATTGCCAGTAACTTAATAGAAGCTGATCTTAATGAGAATCAAACAATCTATAATGAACTCGATAAGGATAAGAATCCAGGGGAAGCTGCAGCTTTTACAGAACTTATAAATGCTCAGAAGAAAACCCTAGAGAATTATGATGAATTGCTTGAAGATGTCTATCCAAGTTGGAACTTTGATGGATCCGGAGAGATACTCGTTGATACCAACCTTACTACAGAGGAAATAGTACAGAACTATATAGATGAACGTGAGAAGGTAAACATCAATGACCATACCAGGGAGAGTGATGAAGTAAATAATGAGACAAAGCTTTCGGATGTAGTAAAGGACTTTCTTTCTAATGTTCCTATCGATAAAGGATACATGGAGTGGCGTGAGGCTTATATCCGTACACTGCAGCTAATGGAAGGTGGACAGCCTTATGCAGACAACTGGGATCAGCAGCTCCTGCAGGCATGGGGAGAACTAGGAGAGAATCCACGTTCAAAGGTAGTGGTGGATCATATCATAGAGGTTATTAATCGTGCGAAGAAAACAACGAATGAAAATGGTGCCCAGCTGCCAGACACTATGAAGTTCCTTGATGAGGATACATTTGTTCATCATACAGAGAGTGTAAAATCTATTGCCGGTCCTGTAGGTTCGCGTGTTGAAGGGGCACAGGTACTTAAAAGAGGAACAGGCCAGTCAACAAGAGGATGGTTGTTAGAACTTGAAACAGAATTTAATATCAGTCCTAAAGATACCAAGGCGCTCTTTATTAAACACCAGAATGAGAATGTTGTCAGGTCCCTGGTAAATAACATGGTGTCTCAGAAGAAGAAGAACCTTTACATAGCAGAACGTAAGAATGAGTTTGGCCTCTGGGAGATGGCATATATCCCTGCTAAAACTCTGGGTCCCAGAGATGGTCTGTCATCCTTTATAATAGATGGACTTGATGAAAGGTTCCCGGATCAGGATAGCATAAAAAAATTTATCAGAAACTGGATCAATCCAAGAGTGGATGAGCATCTGGCAAAGAAGGAATTTGTACGGGAGTTCTTACTCTATCTTGGTGCCGGTCACCTTGCAGCTACCATACCTGATTATAATGTTGGTGTTATATATACGGATATTATTGAGTTTTTTAAAGAGGATGCTAAGATTGTAGGGCAGGTAAAGGAGAGGATTACTGATGAAGATAATCCAGAAGAACAGGAAGAGATTGTTTACTATGATATTCATGATGCGCTGAAGAACAAAACAAGTATGGTTAACCGCATGGCTGACCTACTGAATGTCGGAGCACAGTTTATCCGGGCAACAAATACCCGTGATGTAAGTGGTAAGCGTAAGTATATGCACAGCCTGGGGTCACAGGCACACGATACAATCTTTAACTTCTCAAACAACAGGGAGTACAAGACAGGGAATATGTCTCTAACAAAACTTCCTCATACAGAGACAGAATTCTTTGGTGATAACATCTTTGTGTCTGGTTTGAATAAGATCCATACTATCGTGGACCATGATGGTATACGCAACATACAGCCATCGGGTAAGACTACCGGTATTCTATATAAACGTGAGGATAAAAAGAATTTTATATCCAGATCCTTCGTCTTTGGTTTCCTTGATCGTGTTCGTCATTCTGTAAAAGAAAAGGAGAGGTACTTCCAGTTTGTTTATCCTAATGGTCGTAAGAATGCCATGGGTGCAGAGGTTAATGTACTTACTCCGCAGCAGGTTAAGCAGGGA